AGCTGCAGCAAACTGTTGGCTCCGTATGTTAAATACAAGCGCGATGCGTTCCGGATACCGCGGATCAGATCGCCGGCCGTGCGTCGTGTCACCAGCGCGATGTTGCATGCGAAGCGCGGTATCGTAATGGGCTGTCCATATAAATCTTGCGTCTGTATCTGTTGGTCGGCGTATAACGCCGCATTCGCGAAACTTGCCAGATCGATTTCCGCAAGCGCCCACCCGCACCGGCTAAGGACGTCGAGCAAAATCCATGCAGGATTTTTGGTGAACTGCTGGCTCACAAAGCTTCCATCCACGGCATAAACGGGCAGCTTCGAGCCGTCAAGCAGCACCTTGATTGCCGGCAGATTTCGCCCATCGCTGATTCGGTTGGGTACCACTACCGAGAGCGTCGCCATGCTGCCGTATGGGTCGCCCAGTGGGTTCCCTGCCGCATCCGCGAAGTCCGGATTGAATCCGCCGGTCCTACCGCCGGTGCTCGTGACGTTAAACCAACCCGTCCCCGTCATGTTGGCGCCGGCGCGTCCCAGCGGGATGTCGATCTCGTTGACCAGTACTTTAATGACATTACTGATCTGCCCCATGCCGAGGAGAATTTCCATGCGGGTCAGATTGCCGTCGTTTCGTGCAAAAACAATTCTCGGTGAATACCAAACCGTCCCGTAGATCAGCGGCACAAAGTCGTTATAGCGGGCTTCGTTGTACGCGACGGGCGACCAATGCCGCCCGGCCTCACCGTAGCTCCGCACTAGCGTTGCCGATGGCAGAAACTCGATTCCTCCGAATCTTTGCGTGGTGTTTTCCGCGCCATCCAGCCGGAACATCCCGCGCGCATCACAATCGGTTCTCGTAAATCCACATGACGTGTAAGGAACCGTGCCATTGAGATTACCGCTCCCGCCCGGGACGTCCGGTGAATAGCCGCATCGGTAAAAACGTGAATATTGGCCCTTGGTTCCTCCGCTGACAGCCTCTTGTCTCTCTCCGGCATTCGACGGAAACTCCCACGGACAGCGGCGCTGAATCCGCACCTGCGGGAGCAGAACCCGCTGCATATTCATCCGGTTCACTGCCGTGATACGAAAAGTGGATTCTGTGATTTCGTCCGGGGGATTGAAAATGCCCTTGAAGAGCGTGAGAACCGGCGTCGTTGCGATTCCTTGTATCAGATCGAAGAAAACAAATCCTACGGTGAGTGTCGCCCCTTTGAATCCGGTGTTCCGCTCGAGTTCTGAAAAGTGGGAGTCGGCGTTCGCCAGCGAAATTGAGATCTTGGGAATCGTGTCCACGCCCAGATCGGATGAGGTTTGAATTTCGTAAAGATTGTGCTGCAGGACTCTGGCCAGGTACGTTGTGCCCGCTATGGTCACCGAGTGCGTGGACCAGTTTTCCACTTGCACGCCCTGAAGCTGGCAGTCAAATAGCAGGAGCGGCGTGTCCGTGACACTCTGCTCCTTCACTTGAAATGCCGTGGGCATGAGTTCTAGTGTTCTAGCGGGCCGTGACGGTTAAAGTACAGGAATGATGGTTTGGCGCCGTTGTTGTTACGTCTAAAACGTCTTCTTTGAAATGTGCGTTGGCATAAACTCCGTCAGCCGAAAACGTTCGGTTATATGGAGACGCCGCGGGCTGCGCTTCGAGCTGTAGTCCGAAGATATCCAGCGATTGTCCAGCTGCAACCACAATGCCGGCAGTCATGGACTCCACTGTCGTATTCTGCTTTCTAGTGAAAGCAATGCGGGCCCAATTTGTCGCGACCGGACTCGCGCCACTTACGCTTGCTGTTCCAGCTTGCAGATAGAGCGAGACGCTGTTTGCGCTCTGTCCCCTGACATACACGCTGAAACAATATGAAAACCACCCGGGCCCACTAATGGTTTGCTGTAGAGTCAAATCTGAGCTTGTAGGATTAGTAATCCGTGTAGCCATCAGTCCCCCGTTCGGATCCGAAATACCGCCGCTCAATTGTAGGAGGGTGCTCGTCTCCCACGCTGGCTGGCCCAGATCCTCACTCCACGCGAATAGATTGCCAACAGGATTCAAGAAGGTGAACGCATTGAGTCGCCCTTCGCATGCTGCGAAGAATTGCTGGAGTGCATCGATTTCGCCATCGTACAGATTCTGAAACGCCAACTGCCACTCTACTGACGACGCGCCCGGATCAGCATATTTGATTGTTGTTCCATCCGGCGAGAGATTTACGATCGTTTTTTCAATCGTGCGCTTTCTGACTGGATATTGTCCGATGGCTCCTGATGACAACTGTGGAAAATAAAGCATCTACACTCTGTTCTCGCTTACAATCAGCTTCATTGCGCCTTGCGACTCCCCCGATAGCTGGTAATCCAGAATATCTTGGTCAATGCTGCAATTCGGAAAGGTCGTTTGTGTCCACGGGTCGATGAAAGTGAACGTCGCAAAACTTCCCTCCTGAGCGATAAAGAACTGTTCGAGCGTGTTGAGCTCACCTTCATCTAGCAACTCTAAGTGGATAGCCCAGCGGCGCAGAGGCGCGCTGTATTGCCTATATCGCTGATCGGTGCCATCCAGAAACCGGACGACGAAACTGGAATATTGAACGCTCTTAGTGGCGGGATACTGTATCACCGCACCCGTCTTCAGAGTTGGAAAGGTAGCCATCTACAAATCGCTAATCACATCGTTTAATGAGTGCATGTTCAGCATGGCGTCCCGCACCGCCTTCGCAATGTCTTGGCTGTGATCCATGAATGACCGGCTATCCATTGCTTGCACCTGTACCGTGATTTGCGGCAGCTGTTGTGATGCTGCTGCGCTGCCGTTCATCGCGCGCGGCCTCCCGCTCTGGTTGTAGTCTGCGGCGGAAAATCCAGATCCTGGCGTGTTCGCATCCTGGAAACTGGCGCTGGGAGGAAGTGAGAAACGGACGAGCGGAGGGGGTGTACTCCCGCCGCCGCTTTCAAACAGATGCATCAATCCCGATAATATCGGGGAAAGCGAAAGTATTCCGCCCGTGAGGCTGGATGCGATATTGCTGATAGTTCCAGTAACACTGCTGGTCGCGTGCGCCGTGGTGTTCTGAACGAGCGCTTGCGTATTCGTTAGAAGCGCCTCGGCTTGAGTTTGAGTGGCTGGCGCGAGCGTTCCAATCCCTCTGGTCAATTGAGTGAGTGTGTCGCCAATGCTACTGAAGCCCGGTGGCAGCAGCCCCTCGAGCACGCTCGAAACATTTCCGGCGCCCGAAGGTGGGTTCACTTGCTCTCCGCCTCCGTCGCCGCGTCTACTTTGCGCCACCGCTATTCTCCAGCGTAAGTTGTTGTTCGAGGATCAGAAATGCCTCCGCTTGTCGCATGTTCAATTCAGCTGGAAGTGCGAGTCGGAGCCACTTCCGCACCAGAAACTCCTCTACCCAGCCGATGCTTTCCGCCGTGATGAATGATCTCGGGCATACGTCCGTTGAGATCTGTCCCCGCGCCCATACAACGCGAACCGGTGTTTCAAGCGCGGCCGGCACCCAGCCGCATCTTCGCGTCATTTCCAATCCGCATTTCCGGCATTCGTCGCACTTCCAGGCGGCTGGATTTGAAAACTGGAAATGGAAGGCGACAATTAGTTTTTTCGTTCATCTTCGCTCAGACCGCATTCAGCTTTGATCGCCGCTACTGCTTCCCGGAATAACTCCTCCGGACCGGCGGAGGCAAGCAACTCAGGAGTGGCCGCGATTCCATCCACATCCAGTCCGGTCACTTCCTGCAGTCCCCAACTCACGTATAACCGGTCGATTTCGGCCGATAGCAGGGCCGCTTGCAGCTTTTCTTCTCCCGAATGGCCCGCGCTCAAAAATTCGCACTTAAGCGCCACTTCACGAACCCGGCGGATCAGTTCCATCCGCCGGCCAAAGGACATTTTCGCTACAACAAAACTTACGCCGCAACGTACTTTGGATTCCACCCGAGTATAACTTTCATAATTCATGCCTTATCCAAACGCCACCATAATTTCATCGTCCACGGTTCCTTGCGCGCGCGAACTCCGAAAGTGCCATTTCAACCGCGTGTCCGTGTCGTCGTACTCGGGCACCTCGGGTACCAGACTTTTGAGATAGGCACCGAACAACTGATTCGGTTGCTGGCCGAGCTGCAACATTACCGTTACAGGAGACTGTTGTTTGGCTGCCTGATACAGCGTCTTTGTCGGCACATCGTCCTGTCCATAAAGTTGAAACGTGATGGATACGTCTCGCGTCCCGGGTGCGAGAGCTCTTGGCACACTCGTCCCAAACTCGCGCGCCCGCATATCTAGATTGTTACCCACCGTCAGTTCGGCATCCGTCAATGTGAAAAAACGATTTGGCGCATTGCCCAGCCACACTTGTCCCATGTGCCCCGGCACAATCGAATAGTCAAAGGCTGCCAGCGCGGGTTCTGAGGGAAATGAGCTAAGTTGACCAATTCCGCCTGCAAAACTGGTGCTGTCCACGAGCTCTTGCGCCACGCCGCTAAACTGAAATTCATGGAAGTCCCCGTTTACTTTTATCGTCATCTGATCCACACCTGCGCCGCACAGAATCCGTTGTACGGCAGTGGCAGGCGACCAGTAGTCAAATACGCTCACGCTCGGAAGTTGTGAGCCCGCAAAATAAGTTACGGTAGGGCCAATAGGCGCGCCCGCTAGCGGCGTCGTTGAAAGGGGTGCATTCAATTGCACGGAGGTCGTGTTAATGATTGCCGCGACGAAACGAAGCTCCTGTAGGTAAGCTACAGCTTGGCCGCTAATGAGGCCGTGCGGCGCCGCGAAGCTCAAAGTGGTCGGAGACGAACCACTGCCGGCCGTTCCGCCATTAAATATGAGTGGGGAGCCGCCGAGCGCCGCCTGGAACAGTGGCCCGTAGCTGGGCGCGTTAACACTTCCCGGCCAGGTTGTCAGGTATGTCCTCAAATCGAAGGTTGTCTTGCGGCGCCCACCCGCCGGCAGCCCAGCAAACGTCCGGCTTCCTGTCTTATCTTTGCGCGTGGTGACTTCTAATTGTTGCTTGGCTGACAGTTTAACCGCGGGAATGCGATTGCGCGCCGTGATACCGGGAACCGCGCCATAAATGTTTTCCGCAGCACAATAAAACCGATTTGCGTTCGATGAAATATAAACTGCCATAAAGATAGCCGGCGCCTTTCGGTCTTAATCCACACTCGCGTCCAAGTCGAGGCTGATCTTGGCGCTCTTTATAAAGTTGCGCCCACCGTGCTTCACGGGCCCAAACGAGATTTCGTATCCACCCGCGTAGAAGAGGCCCTGACCCCAATCGCCGCGATTCTGATTCAGTGTCTGGCTTATGGCGTCTGTGTATAGTTGTGACATGCGATCGATTCCCTCGAGCCTGTCCTGGGATACGCGGACGTCGATCTCCATTTGAATAACGCCGGAAAAGGTCCTGAACTTCTCCTTTAAGACGTTCACGATCTTGTCGCAGTAAATGTACACCGCCGCATACTTGTATTCGAGACTTTTCTCGGCAATATCGCTGGATACATTCTCCGTGAAGAAGGACTTCGCAGCGATCGGTGGCAGCAGCACGTTCTGCGACTGTTGTAACGCAGCTATGCTGGCGTTCACTCCCGCCGGCCCACTCAGCAATGCCACAAGCTTTGATGTAGCTGTATGTGCCAGGCTATTCACGACACCTTATCCGCGTTGCAAGTATCGGGGTAACTCATAATAGTAGTTTGGCTCTTGCCCGGTTCCTGGAGCCGGACCGGAAACCAAACCCGTTGAAGGCATGATCCACGACCCGTCGAGAGCAATCGGGATTGCATTTTGCCGTGTGATTGAATCGATTGATGTGCCGGCATAAACATTCCAGTTTGTGGCGTTCACCGGAGGGCTTTTGGGCGTAGCCTGTATTGTATTTTGGTCAGTTGCATTAACCGAAATGATCGCACCAGGCATTCCTTCTTCTAAAGTTGCATTCAGCCAGGTCGCCTGTACGTAGTATGTCGCCGCGGGTTGATTTCCGCTGAGAACATTAATGTTAGGCCCTTGCGCCGCAGCCAACGGACTTGTTACTACTCCGATGCCAATTTGAAACAACATTCCGGTGGCCCACTTAGCAAGATCTTTGTATGCATTCCATTTGCCTAAATAACGGTCGTTTAGTTGGTTGCTATACGCTTCGCGATAAATCATCGCGAGCGTGCGGAACGTATGCCACAAACGAAGCGGTGGCGTAATGGCCGTATTGGACAACTGCAAAACACCTTGGAAGGTAGAACCCATTCCCGGCCACCATAACGAGGCGACCGTGCGTGAAGGCGAACAGCGGGAAAATGCCGACATCAGTTCGACGCTCAACTCTTCTTGAGCGAGTATTAGTTTGGCTGCGGCATCAATTCCTTCCGTACTCGCGACATCGAGTACGGCACTGTCCTGCTCAGCGAGTTGGTCGAGCGTTGAGATCGACCCGTCGGTAAAAAGTGCCATCTCTATTTCTTGTGCCGCCGCTATTCTTTCGATATGCGACTGGCCTTCTTCAATTCTGCAGTTGGGACCAGCGTTACCTGCATCCGACTGGCGACGGCCTCCTGGTCGGCTAAACGCTTGGCTTCGAGCTTCTTCTCATGGAAATCGCGTGCTTCGTCCGCTGTGGCGAGGCTTGCCCTGCCGTCGGCGATCATTCTGGCCGCCAGGTGCTTCGGAACCTCCGTTAAGAGGCCCCGTACGCCGCCGTCAGACGTTTCTTGGCTCACCACCACAATGAAAGCCTCGTGCAACCCTTGCTCGATTTCCCGAATCTTTTGAAAGTACGATCGCAAATTCATGGCTGGAGTGGCTTAAGAATTTACCTGCACAGCAAAGTTATTCCTCAGAGACGCTACGCCGTAAAGTACGTCGACCGTGAACTGCTGCGACAAAGTATTTGGTTGGTAACTCATGATCACTCGCATCCCAAAGCTGCCCAGCTCCGCATATTCCGCAATGGCGCCAGTGCCAGGCAGCGGCTGTGGAAGGCGCCGGATGACCAGGCCGATGCCATTTTGAACAAACGCCAGGTTATGTGTTGTCACCGGGGCACTGCCCGTTTTTGGCACAAACTGTGACCGGAACACGAAAAAGTCTTTGATTTTCCCGACCGTGCCGTCGATCAGGGCTCGTAGACCGGCGTCACCGGCGGTCTGGAATTCGCTGAAGCGAGGGATCTGGCGCAATTGTGAGTAGGTCGCAGAGTCGACGATCAGGTTCTTCGGCTGGCTGGAAGGAACTTTCGCCTGAAACAGCGCGGTTTCGGCGGCATCGATAACGGCTTCCGTGATTGGCGTGCCCGCGGTTCCTACAGGCGCGTTTGCCGTGAAGCTGGCATACAGCCCAAGAAGATCCGATTCAATTCGCTCCGCGATGGCGATTACCGCGGGCTGCATGTAGACCCTCAGCAAGTCGGGAACAGCCAGTATTTTCGTTACATCGGGTATCTGAAATGTCGCTTCGGCATGCGTGTTTAACACAATTTGCGCATTACCCAAATTTGGATTTTGCGCGGTGACCGTTGAACCTTCAGCGATGTTGTTCGCGACCAGGGTGGGTGGAATCGGTATGTTCACGGTGTCTCCCGCTTGGGCCAAAGTTGGTTCGTAATCTCGATTAACAAGATTACCCATAATGAGATTTCCGACAAGTGCGGGCAGCGCATCGGCGGCCACGAGCTTTACGATCGCGGACGCCACATTCGTAGACGTTATTGCTGGCATATATTTCTCCTCTGCTTTTTTAGTGATGTGTACTACGGACTGAACAGCCTATGGGTTGCGGAGCGCCTGTGAGGCGATTCGGGCAATTTCCTGCCGGGCACGCTCCATGTCTTCTGAAGTCATTCCCGGTCGGATCTTCTCGATGTCGATCGAGGGCATACTCCCTGATGTGGTTTTTTGTGTGGACGATATGCCAGAACCGCCGGCAATACGAGCGGGTAAGAATTCAGGATTCGCGTCGACAAATCCGCCGAGGTATTCTTTGAGTGGCACCTCACCCATTTCGGTCTTAGCCACAAGCCGGCCATCTTCCGCCCGCACGACGTCATCCTTTACCGCCTTGAATGCCAAATCTACTTTTCCGACACCCAGGCGTTGTAATTCAGATTTGATCGTAGAGCTGCGTTCGGCCTCCTCTGCGATCTGCCGGCTCCGCTTGTTTTCTTGCACAAGGTCGTTGACGCGACGCTCTAACTGTTCCCGGCGCTTCCGTTCCTCCTCTAATTCGGTCTTGTAAGCCGGCTCTACTTTCGCTTGTTGTGTGCGTGTGAATTCATCAAGCGCTTGTTTTACCAAAGACCGTATATCTACGCGGTCGGGCTCTCCCTGCACGCCTGGTTCCCGCTTCTTCTCGTCCATGCGTTCTCCTATTTTGCTACTACCGAGTCGAATGACCTGTCGATTTCGTTTGCGATGGTGTTCTTGACATCCTGGGACAGATCGCAGAAATACTTAGACGACAATCTTTTAAACAGTTGCCTTTTCAGCGTGTCGGACTGTATACCGAGCTCGAGCAGTTTCTTCGCATCGTCGAGTTCGGTGCTAAAGTCACCGATGTCAAATTCGTCCAATCCCGACACATCAATCGCGAGTCCATCCTGTCGCGCTATTTCAATGGCGGAGAGCACTTGTTTCATGGTGTGCTTCATGGCATCCCCGTACGCCCGTAAAACTTCTTGCGTGATACTGAAATCGCGTTGTTTACTGAGTCCCGACTGGCTTGTGTGTGTCGAGCTGCCGCTGCCGGCGTGTGCCATCTGATAGCAAACCCTGTACATTTCATCTTTCAGGCGCTCGAGATTATCGGATGCAATCTGAAAAACGTGCCCGGTCGGTTCGGTCCAGCCAAATCGATCGTCCGGACCCAGTTGAATGTAATACGACTCTCCAACAATTTGACTCCACTCACGCTCGGAGTAGATTACCGGCATGGCAAAGAGTCCCATCGTTAAGGCCCACGCTAATGCATTGGACTTATTGAAATGTTCCAATTGCAGCAGGGCGGCCTTGTTCATTAACCAAAGGCCGCCAGACATCTGCATCTGGAAAACCGGGACCTTACTCTGCGCCGCCAAACCGTGCCGGCCTTCATCAACTAAGTCAATTTTGCTGTGTTGCCCAGTTGAATTCTCAAACGACTGGTAAATCTGGAAAGTTTCCCGATCATATTGAATCCATCGGGTCTCTTTCTGCCAAGCGCTGCTTTTTGCGTCGGTCTGACGCAGCCATGACGTTCGCAGCACAACCCAGTCGAGCTGGCCATTCGCGTCGTAGCTCCAGTTAATGACCTCATCGGGCGTGTACCCTGCCAGAAAAGCACGAGACTTTCCGATCGCGTCCTCTTGTGCCCGGTTCGCAACGGGAGCGATTACGCGCGGAAAGTCAACGACGATATAGCTTTTGCCAAAGATTAACGCTTGCACCAGCTGGTGGCGGAAAAATTCAGCCAGGCGCGT